AATCTCTTATTTATGTAAACTTTGAGAGAATGGTGTTAAAAGATCAAGGTGTTATAGAGTCTATATCTTGCATGGATCCATTTTTAAGGAGTTATGGTAGTGTTGGTGGGTTATCAGTTCCTGCGAATTCATTTAGAGTAGGAGATTCATTTAGAGTTAACATTAGTGGTGAAATAAGCTCATTAAATAATGAGATAATTACTATATATCTTATGGCGAATGGTGGTTCAACATTTTTAGCTACCACAAGTATAACATTACCTACAACAACCAATCAGTTTTTTGATTTAAATGCTACATTTACTATAAGATCTATAGGTACAGCAGGTGTTGCTAAAATAGTAACAGCAGGTCAATTTACATACTCTAAAGACGCATCAAATGCTTTTGAGGGTTCTGATTTTATATACATCAATGAGGATACATTTGATACAACTATTGACAACACATTAGATATTACAACACAGTGGGCAAATGCAAGTACTTTAAATAGCATACACAGTGAGATTTTTACATTAAACAAGATATTCTGATGAGATATTTACTAATCATTCTATTACTAGCATCATGCAGCCCTACCAAGCGATTCACTAGGCTAATCGAGAAGTACCCGTATTTAATTACTACAGACACTGTAGTAATAAAAGACACCATCACCCTCTACGTCCCAGAGGTGCATACAGACACTGTAGTAACACTGAAGCAACTTATCGATACAGTAACTCTGACTAAAGACAGAGTCACTGTTAAGACATGGTACGTCCCAAAGGAAAAGAAGGTGTACATAAAGGGTAAGTGCGATCCTATATACGTCACAAAGATTGTAGAGCGAAAGGTTCCTGTCAAGTACTATGAGAAGTATCCTTTGTGGAAGAAGCTACTAAACAACCTATTAGCTATTTTTATTATCTTTGTTGTAATCTATACAATGTATAAACTGTATAAGAAACTAGTATGAAAACTAACACACTAATCGTTTTGTCTGCATTATTTACGGTGATTACACCAGCAGTACCTTTGATCTTGGTATCGTTGATGGCGATCTTTGTTGACGCCTGTTTTGGCATCTGGAGATCTGTTAAGAAGAATGGATGGATATCTTTTCAAAGTAAAAAACTTATAGCAACTGTACAAAAGTCGTTCCTGTATTCAGGAGCGATTTTATTTTTCTATATGATAGAGAAGTACATCGCTGGTGATATTATTGCTCACTTCATTTCAGTAGAGCTTATCATCACGAAGTCAGTTGCGTTCTTCTGTGTATTTACTGAAGTTAAGTCAATCAATGAAAACTATAAGGATGTTACAGGTGTAGACCTATTAACAAAATTCAAAGCTTTCATGACAGGTCTTAAAAAAGAAAGCGATAAGTGGAAATAATCGATAAATACGTAAAGTTTACGAAAAAATGGGAGGGTGGCCTGTCAAGAGATAAGGCTGACTCTGCATCTTCATTCCCATGTCCTACTCCATATCAAGATAAAACAGGTTGGCATACTAACATAGGCATCACTTATGCTGCTTGGGTTAGTTTCTACGGAAAGACAAAAGATAAAGAGTTCTTTGAGATGTCTTCTGAGGATTGGTTTCGTGTATTCAAGAAAGGATATTGGGACAAAGTAAAGGGAGATGAGTATGACTCTGTAAACATTGCTATATTCGTTACCGGTATTGCATGGGGATCAGGTGCTTATCAAGCCGGAAAGTCTCTACAAAAGTCTATTAACGACTGTGGTGTTAAATGTACTGTTGATGGTAAGATTGGTCCAAAGACTATATCATCCGCAAACTCAATTGATCCTAGGAAATTATTTGATGCATTGACTGCTGAAAGAGAAAGGTTCTTTAGAGCTATATCTAAGGGCAAGAACGCTAAGTTTTTGAAAGGATGGTTAAACAGATTAGAGGATTACAAGAAGACCTTCAGACCATAATATAAAAATCACTAAATTTGTAAAATGAAGAAGGAAGCAACATCAATCGTAAAGGTTAAGGTTAGCCGCCCAGGTGTCCATGCAAAATGCAAGACATCTAAGCTAAAGTCTTCTAAGAATTATAAAAAACAAAATAGAGGCCAAGGACGATGAAAGTACAAAACTATACAACTGAGACACCAAGCACATCATCAAAAGTATTTGGTACCAATGCTGCTGGCAACACAGTTAATTATGACGTCACTGCATTATTGGCTTTAAATCAAACGCCTACTGTTGACGTAACAAACGACCTGACAGCCGCTACGCTTACAAACGTAAACACATACTTTACAGGAACAGCTGGCCCATCTTTTACAATCAATCTTCCTCCAGCTAGCTCAGGTCTAGATGGAATTAAGTTTGTTATCATGTCAACAGCTGAGCGCGTATCAACATCATGGGCATCAGCAGGTGCTACATTCGTTGGAGCTCCTGCAACTTTATTAGCAAACACACCGGTATGTCTACAATATAGTCATGCCAACCTTAAGTGGTATATATCTTTATAATATGGCAACAATTCCAACTGAACAAAAGTTTCATACATTAAATAGTAATGTAGTTACACAAGAGAAAGGATCAGCATTAACCAACTCGCAGCGTGAGATATACACAATGCAAGACATTGTCGAGACAGTTGAAGGTGCATTACCTCCTTCTACAAATCCAACAGCAGGAGTTTACCCAATTTGTTACAATGATTTTATGGGTAATCCGTCTATTTTTGCGGATGGTGGATTGACAAATAGTGTGATAATGACACCAATGGGTTATACTTATTTGGGTTTAACTTTTCGCGATAATTACAGCGGTCTTGGCAAACTTTTAGAATTAAACCCCATTGATTTTGCATATACTTTTGGACAAGCGGAATACCAACCATTTAGTAGTGTGTCCGCATCGGGAGGTTTAGTAATATACCCAATGATGGGAGAAGCAATTATAGGCGTAGGAATATCATCACCATACGAAGGAGTGTTTAAAGTAAATAGCGCATCCGGTAATGTTACAATTGGTAACGCACCATCTACATCAATTGGTGTTAATATGTGGAACCAAACAATGATAATTGGCTCGGACTTAACTTTATTTGTTTCACCAAGTAATCCAACAACACCTGTAAAATGGCTTATAGTTACTGACGAAAATGGTAATTATTTTCAAATGCCTTTATACCAATAAAACAATAACTACTATTATTTACCTCTATATCAATAAAAAAATGGCTTTACTAATTAACAACGCAAAATTTAAAAACACCGAGATTGTAGCACCGCAAATTTATGTTAGGTTGCAAATATGGAACAAACCAAACGGAAAAGAGTCGATTATTGCATTACTAACCGGATTAGACAAAGAAAATGCATTGAATTATAAATCAATTGCAACTAATTTACCCGAGCAAGTTTTGGTTAATGTTCCCGATGGGCAAGCACAAGACCTTTTGACAATTCACGAACTTGTAAAGATAGAACTTGAGGCAAAAGATTTTCAAGTAAATATTGACCTTGCATAATGGAAAAAACACAAGCAATACAAATTATTGAACAAGCATTGAATGCTGCTACTCAAAAAGGAGTATACAACCTAAATGATGTTGCTACAATTTTACAAGCACTCACTGAGATTAAAAAGTAAATAAAATATAATATGAGTAAAATAACAAAAGAAGAGCTCGACGCGTTGGTTAACGCTAATCGAGTTTACAGAGATTTAAAGTTTAATCTAGCAGACATCGAGATGAGCGTTCGTCGTTTAGGCGAGCAGAAAGAGCTCACGATGCAGCAACTTGAAGTTGCGGCAGCAAAGCTCACTCAAGAGCAGCAATCCATCTTTGATAAGTATGGCGATGTTCAGGTAAACCTCCAAACAGGTGAGTATAATTAGAAAAATTTCAATTGGTCCTGACTACATGAAGTCTATGCACTACATGGTCGGTCAAGAAATCCTTGATAAGACTTGGAAGATCAACACCATCAGAGTTGAAAATGATGGCAGTATCTGCGTTTGGATTATTAAGGAAGGAGAGATTATACGATGGAAGTCTTTCTCTCCTACAATGCCTATTGCTATTGAGTATAAAATAGATTACTGATGAAATCACCATACTGCTTCATTGTAGAGCCAATTGGTCTGAGGCGGTACGATAACATTAAAAGCTACGGAGACGTAGATTTTATTATTAGTTCCTCCCAAGAAGATCATAAAGTTTCTAATCGCTTTGCGAAGGTAATTGCAACACCAATATATTATGACGGTCCGGTTCAATCTGGAGACACTGTTATACTTCATCACAACGTTTTCAAGTTCTATTACGACATGAAAGGCCGTCAAAAGAGCAGTTGGAATTACGTCATGGACGATATGTTTCTAGCTGAGCTTGATCAGGTCTATGCATTCAAGCGTGATGCTGATTGGCAGGCCGTTGAGCCATTTGTGTTCATAAAGCCTGTCCCATCAGAGGATAAGGTGTTTAGTACGCTAGGTGGTTTTGAGGAGTTGTGGGGTGAGGTTATTTACCCTAGCAATGATTTTGTATCTAAGGGGGATGTCGTATCTTTTACTCCAGATAGTGAGTATGAGTTTAGAATAGATGATCAAGTACTATATCGAATGTATAATAAGAACTTATGTCTAAGAAAATAGAGATAGTAGAAGCTGCTAAACAGGCTATTGATGAGTTGATTAAAGTACTAAAGTCACCTATCATTACGCATGCTGAGGATGATATATCTGCTGATAAAATGAAGAATGCTGCCTCTGCTAAGCGTTTAGCATTTGAGGATGCTATGTATATGCTCAATAAGATTGAGGAGGAAGAGAATAAGGCATCAGAAACACCTATCGCTGAGGTCACTCTAGGCAAGAGTGGTTTTGCTGAAGGTAGGGCAAAGTTGAAGAATGGAAAATAACCTGTATCGCATAGTCACTGACCACGTCCACAGAACTGCTCTTACTACGAAGAATAGTAAGAAGAGTTGGGACTATGGATACAATAAAGAGTATGATATAATCGTTATATCTAAAGATGGCACCATTGGTGATATCTATGAGATTAACGGCCTTAAGATTGCATTACCAGCAACTCCAAAAAAAATAGACGACCGTGGCAACAAGTGGGTTGCACAAGAATACCCGGCAGAACTTCAGAAAGTCAAGTCAATCTTTGACTGGAACCGTAGAGACAACTCGTTCAAGTCTAAGTATGTAGATATGATCGAGACTGAGTTTGATCGCAGGGAGTATGGCTATTGGTTTAAGAACAATGGTAAGCCAACCTACATGACTGGTACACATTATATGTACCTTCAGTGGACCAAGATTGACGTCGGTCTTCCTGACTTCCGTGAGTCCAATAGGATATTCTTTATATTTTGGGAGGCAACTAAAGCAGACAGCCGATCATTTGGTATGTGCTACCTAAAGAACCGTCGTTCAGGCTTCTCGTTTATGTCTTCCGCAGAAGTGTCAAACACAGGTACAATTGTAAGAGATTCTAGGATTGGGATTATGTCAAAGACAGGTTCCGA